CACGGCTCCCCCTAACTAATACAGGGGAGTCCGTGAGGTATCTCGACCAAGCTTCATAACCTTGGTGAGCGGGAGTGGCTTACTCAGTCACTCCTATTTCCCTTCAACCTTAAGTGAGAGCAGACACCATGCCATTTAAGTCAAAAACCATCAACCGATCCATAGGTCCCCAGCCAACAAGCTGGGATACCTATATTCGGAGCGGTGGTACTTATACTTACCTGGCGAGTGGATCTGGCTCTACGGGTAGGAACCGCCGTACTGACATTGTAACACGTCAGTGGTATACCTATCCGGGGTGGAAGGCGTTTAGAGCTGCTAACGGGTATATTCCAACACAGGGTATGACTGAGCTGCGAGATTTTGCAGACCAGGACTGTCCTGTTGTACCCGTTTACTACTATCTCGGTGGCCAGTATCGGGTGGACATGAAAACATCCGACGCCTGCTACGTGCCTTCCCCATCAGGATCTGTTGATTTCGACACCCAGGGTTGGTATTCTGGGCAAGAGAGAAACGATCTTGAAGAGGACGCCAAAAAGAAATGCTTGGCGAAAGCGCGAGATATGCAAGTAAATGTCGCTGTGATGCTTGGTGAAGGTCGTCAGACCGTCTCCATGCTAGCCGACACGGCTCGAACGTTGGGAAATGCTTATCGCAATTTCCGACGTGGCAGATTTAACCGTGCTGCCAAAGAGTTAGGCATCAAGAAACCTCAGGGCACATCCGCTAATCACTGGTTAGCTTACCAGTATGGTTGGATGCCGCTTCTAAGTGATGCCAAAGGCTTGTACGTGTTGAACGCACAAGGCCTCATTTCACCCACTCGCAAGCACCGATTCACGGCTAAGGCTTCTTCCAAGAAGTCTAAACGTGTTAAGTGGACTGCAGACGGACAAGGTGCTTCCAACCTTCCGGGAGGAAAAACCGAGTTCGTCAGTGATACTGAAATGAAAGCAACAGCCGGGTTGTTGTTGGAGTATACTTCTTCACACTCCGGTCTGAATTCCGTAGGTTTGGGGCGTTATGATCCTCTTCTTACGGCTTGGGAGCTTGTTCCGTTTTCCTTCGTGTTCGATTGGTTTATCGACATCGGAGGTTACTTGCAGGCTCTCTCAAGTCTCGACGGTTTGGCTGTTCTTGCTGGTTTCGAGTCATCGAGTGTTGCGAACTATGGCAACGCAACGATGGTTATCCCCGGAACTAGCGGATGGCACGGTTCAGTAGCTCCCTCAGCGATTTATCGTTGGCGGTCCTATCGTCGGGTTGACTTCACGGGTTCTGTCTCGTTGCGGACGCCGTTGTGGGACGGGTTTAATGCCCGTCGCCTAATTACTACGGCGGCTTTGATGAGGCAGCGCACAAGAGGAGATCGAGAGTTTGGAAGCTATCGACCCTAATTGTGCTTCAGTTATTGTAAGAGGTTTATTCCTCCTCCTTGACTGGATTCTCCGTGTGTTCCTTTTTTCTTTCACCAACTTCCTTTACTAGGAGTATCTACCATGCCAGCAATGGCGAACATCACCCTCAATAACTACGCTGCCACGCCCGTCACTTACACAGTGTTGCGGGAAGACAGTGGTGTGGCCGTTTGGGCCGACGTTACCCAAGGTTCCCCTTCCGGTTTCCGGACGGTTACCGAGGGCTTCGAACGCCCGAAAGACCCTACCAAGGGTGTCACCCGTGTGCGGTTTAGTATCGCACGACCGGTAGTAAATGCTACAACGGGGCTGGTTGACTACATCAGCCGGGCGAACTCGGAAATCATCATTCCCGTCATGTCCTCATTGGCGGAGAGGCAGGAGCTGTACGCGGAGTATAAGAACTTCGCGGCGCATGCAAATGCCCTCGCAGCCATTAAGGATTTGGAAGGGATGTGGTGATCTGAATGAGGCCAAATGTGGGTGAAGAGGAGGTCCTTTCAGTTCCTCCTCGAATTAGCAACTGGAAAGTTGCTCTCACGCTAGGACTCATTCACCTCTATTACTTCTGGCGTGATGCCAGGCTAAGAAAGGAGAGTTCAAATGCGCCGTACGATGCGAAATCGAAGGCGTCAACTGGAAGAGCTCGCAAGAGATCTTCCCCGAGGACTTAGCAGAGATGCTGACATCCTCGAAGTTGCCCAGTTGCTGTGGAAACAAATTGACACCCCACTCTCCCTCGGATTGTCCCTTCTTTGTAAGAATGGGCAGTTTGAGGACGCTCTACGGGTTGAATTTGACCCTGCGAGATATGTTGAAAAAGAGTGGGAAACTGCCCGCGATGATTATCAAGCCATCGCGTTCCTTCGAAAAATGCCTCTTAGTATTGACGGCATCGATCGATCTTCACTTGCCCTGGAGAAATTCCTGGGTAGTGAGCAGCAGTGTCACGAGACGAACCTTAGGTTCCGTACCAGTAGAGTTCGTGGATTCTCTCCACGCGTCGATGCAGTCTTGTCGACTGCATGTCGGAAAATCTCTTACTGGCTCGGCGACCTTAATGCTAAGTCTTGGGCCTTACGTTGCCGTTTTGGACCCGGTTCCGATACCTTAAACAAAGGTACACGGGCTAGTTCCTTCCACAAACTTTCGAGTCTGTCCGTAACCACGGACTTCATCGAAGGGGCACAGGCCTTGGTGTTAAGCCACCCTGTGTGGGCGAGAACCCTTGTTGGGGTTGACCCAGAGTGCCAAAAGCCTCTGATAAACTCTGATGATGCCATGAGACGGTTTGGTAGCCGTTTCGTTCTTTCGCCAGGCAACAGAGTCACGTTTGTTCCAAAGACTGCCCTAGTCGACCGCTCAATTGCGATCGAACCGGGGATGAACATCTTTGCCCAGTTGGGCTTAGGTGCTCTGATCCGCGCCCGCCTGAAAAAGGTGGGTCTAGATCTTGATGATCAGTATCCTAATCAGGTACTGGCTCGTCAAGGGTCAGTCGATGGATCAGTCGCCACCATCGATCTCAGTAGCGCTAGTGATACATTGGCTACAGAGGTTGTCAGAGAGCTACTCCCTCCCCGTTGGTTTTTGGCCATGGATTGGGTACGCTCTAAGAAGGGAATCTATCGTAATTCAGGCGAGGATGTTTCTCTCACCTATGAAAAATTCTCTTCGATGGGGAACGGCTTCACATTCGAGCTTGAGAGTATGATTTTCTATGCTCTCGCGCTTTCATGTGGAGAACTGATGAAGAGTAAGAACCTTCATCTTATTCGCTCCTATGGTGATGACATTACCGTTCCAGCAGAGGTGGTTACCTTACTGGAAGAAGTGCTCAGCTTTTGCGGTTTCTCTGTTAATCCCAGGAAAAGCTATTCTTCTGGGGTCTTCAGGGAGAGCTGCGGAGCTGATTTCTTCAACGGTAGAAACGTCCGTCCGTACTTTCACAAGGAGTATTGCAAAGATGCGTCTTCCATTTTCCGATTGGCTAACGGTATTCGGAGAGTTGCTTATCGTCGCAATGTTGGTTTTGGTTGCGATCGTAAGCTTTACCCTCTTTGGATACATGTCGTTAGTCGGATTCCGTGCTCTCTTCGGGATCTTAGGATCCCCTATCGACCCTTAGCTGGAAAGCTTTGGGCTGATATAGAGAGCGGAGATGGGGGCCTCGCAAGTAACCTTGATGAGGCCCTTTCCTCCCCGTTCGTCTCTTTTAATCGAGACTATCAGGCGGGATGGAATTTCGCAGAACTGCAGGCTGTTCCGGCGTCAAGCCGGATCCATATATGGCCGGAATTTTATCTCTATGCCATGTATCGCAGCCGTGACGGAATCACTACTGAATCCACTTCCGGTGATCGTGTAGTACACCGTGGTGAAAACAGAGTGAGACTCAATGACGGGGCATACGCCCCGTCTTGGCTGAACCTTGGCCCTTGGGCCTAGGATTAGCCTTTCCCCC